AATTTAAGTAGAGGTGAACGTAATAGGCTTATACTTGGATTAAGTTGGGCATTTAGAGATGTATGGGAAGGCTTGTATCAAAACATTAATTTATTGTTTGTTGATGAACTTATTGATAGTGGTATGGATACTGCTGGTGTAGAATCTAGTTTAGCAGTGCTTAAAAAGATGGGTAGAGAACGAGATAAAAACATCTATATCATTTCTCATAAAGATGAATTACAAGGTAGGGTAAACAATGTATTGAAGGTCATCAAAGAAAATGGCTTTACAAGTTATGCAAATGATGTTGAAGTAGTGGAGCAGTGATATGGCAAATAGATTTCATTTAGCAATACCGGTCGGTGATATAACAACTGCATTAGACTTTTATTGTAAGGTTTTAGGATGTGAAAAAGGCAATTCAGAATTTAAATATCCAGATGCTTGGGTAGACATAAACTTTTGGGGCAACGAATTAACACTACATTCTTCTGAAGAGTTTGAAAAGCCAGAAGCAAAAAGACACAATGTTGATATGGGCAATGTTACAGTTCCACACTTCGGAGTTCATATAAGTGCAGATGACTTCAAACAGTTAAAACAAAGAATAGCCGAGAACAATATAGAATATATTGATCCACCTTATGTTAGATTTGAAGGGACAAAATTAGAACAAGAAACAATGTTTATAGCAGATCCATATGGTAATGCTATGGAAATAAAAACAATGAAGAATCCGGAAACATTATGGGAGAAACAAAAATGACAACAAAAATTATCTTTTGGATAGCATTCCTTATAATCGCATTCTATATAGGATTACATATATGATAAAATCATTCGAAGAAAAAACAAAAGAATACAGGGATCAAATAACATCACTGAAAGAAATAGACAGCATAGAAGTTTACCAATGGCTTATTGGATTAGGTAAGAAGTTAAACGACAATCCGTTAAGCAAAGAAAAACAAACTCAGGAAAACAAAGTAGTAAGATGCCAGTATGATTTATTTGTGGACAAGGAAGACGACACCTATAAGGCATGGAGTAACGCCATGATTGCAGGTGGATATGCATACGTACTTGTTGACATCTTTAATTCAATCAGCAAAGAAGAAAGAAAAAATATTACTGTGGAAGACTTTAAAAAAATTAAACTTGATGAAATGTTAACCATGAATAGACAAACTGGCTTTTATGAAATGATTGAAAAAATGTTAGCGAAGGTGTAAAAATGGATAATAGAGTACTAGAAATATTAAACGCAGAACTTGATAGACAAAATGATACTGTTGAATTAATTGCAAGTGAAAATTTTGCAAGTAAGGCCGTAATGGATCTTTGTGGCAGTGCATTTACAAACAAATACGCAGAAGGGTATCCAGGTAAAAGATATTACAATGGTTGTGAACACATGGATTCAATAGAACAACTTGCAATAGAACAACTAAAAGAATTGTATGGTTGTGAATTTGCAAACGTGCAACCACACTGTGGTGCAAACGCAAACACGGCGATTTATCTTGCGTTTCTTAAACCAGGAGATAAAATCCTAGGAATGGATCTTGCAAGTGGAGGACATCTAAGTCACGGTGCTAAGGTAAACATTTCAGGAAAAGTTTATGACGCACATCACTATGGTGTCAATGAAAAGGGTTTGTTAGACTATCCTGCCATCATGGCACAGGCACAAGAAATCAGACCTAAGATGATTATAGCAGGTGCTAGTGCATATCCTAGAGCAATAGATTTTAAAATGTTTAGACACATAGCAGATAAAGTAAAAGCATACTTGTTAGTTGATATGGCACATTACTCAGGACTAATTGCTGGCGATGCCTATCCAAGTCCTGTACCATACGCAGACTTTGTAACAAGCACAACACACAAAACATTAAGAGGTCCAAGGGGCGGAATAATTTTATGGAACAATCCTGATTATACTAAAAAGATCAATGGTGCAATTTTTCCTGGAACACAAGGTGGCCCATTGATGAATATCATTGCCGCAAAGGCACAGGCGTTTATTGAAGCAAACACAAATGAATTTAAACAATATTCAAAACAGGTTGTTTCTAATGCACAGGCAATGGCAAAGGTCTTTAAAGACGAAGGATATAAATTATTAACAGATGGCACAGATAGTCATATACTATTGTTAGATTTGAGTGACACTAAATGGTCAGGTAAGGATGCCGCAAATCTATTAGAAGAAAATGGTATCACAGTAAATAAGAATGGTGTTCCAAATGATCCAAGATCTTTTGTTGAAACAAGCGGAATCAGAATTGGTACTGCCGCAGAAACTACAAGAGGTCATGATGAAGAATGGTTTAAAGGACTTGCAGGGAAAATTGTAACATTACTGGCATAATACAATGACTGATGATAATCACGACAAACTAGTAAAAGCATATTTAGAATATTTCAAAGCACACGAAAATTATCAGAAGACAGGTGGAATAAGACCTAGACGTGAAACCAGACGATGGCTTAGAGAAATACGTGATCTAGCCAAAATACGAATGAACGAAGTTCAAGACAGTTACGTAAATCGCAGAGCAGATTCCAAAAAAGACGATCAGGACAATTAGACCTTGGTAAGTATCCATATGCAGTGGACTTACAAAGGTAAAACAGTGAAAGAACTACCCCTTGGTTGTGAAGCCTTTGTATATCTTATTACAAATACAACCAACGGACGTAAGTACATCGGCAAAAAACTCGCTAAATTCAAAAAGACTCGCCCACCACTCAAGGGTAAGATAAACAAAAGAAGAAGCAAAGTAGAAAGTGACTGGAAAGACTATTGGGGTTCCAATGATCACTTAAAAGAAGACGTAGAAAAATTAGGCACTGATAAGTTTACTAGGGAAATATTGTACATTTGTCCTAGCAGAGGCGTAGCAAGTTACTTAGAGGCAAGAGAACAATTCGAAAGAAAAGTCTTAGAAACTGATGATTACTATAATGGCATTATAAACGTTAGAGTAGGCGGATCAAAAATTCTTAAAGAAGCACTTAAAGGCTTAAAATAGCAACACTGTTTGGTCGGAGTAGTTCGACTCACGTTGAGGTCACATGGATCTTGTGATCAGACTCTCGTGCGTTGCAAGGTTGATACTAACTTAGGTATTAAAAGATCGTGGCTCTGAGAAAAAGCAACCACACCGTTAATATATTTTGCTTAACAAGGATATATTAATGTTCCGTAACTTATGCGAAGGCTAAGGTAGGGAGTTGACGGGTTACCGCTTCCGTACATATTATTATGTAATCCTTTTTGTTAAGATGGGACGCTTATCTCACATGATGGCTTTCTTACTTTGCCCGGCAACGGGCGAAGTATGGCTCAACTATCTACATGATAGCAGTTGCTTACGCAACTTATTGTTTCACAAATAGAGTGTTAGAGCGATAGCGAAAACACAGTTGATCTTTAGATCAACTTATAACTTTGTTTATAGTTTAATGCAAATCAGGATCACGACCCAACCCTCTAGGACGTGGCGGATGAACTTCCAGAATCTCGTATTCTTCTTCCGGGTGCTGATCCTTTATTATACTCAAGTACTGCGACGCTTCATCAAAACTATTCAACGTTGTGCAATCGCCCTTCTTAAGAACTACAAACTTCGTATTTGGTTGTTCCATAGTTTATTATTTAATATGACCTAACTGAACTAAATAGTATTAGTTAAAAAATTAGGACTTTAGGATGAAAGTACACGAAATAATTTACGAATCTACAAAAACACCCTTAAAAGAGAAGCCTGCAAGTGGGTTAGGGAACGTTGCACGTAAGATAGGTGCTAAGGTTTTGGCTAAAGTTGGTGCTAAAAACACCGCGGCCGGCATGGCCGGTAAGGTAGATGCGGCGGATAAAGCCAACGCACTATTCACAGATTTCAGAGCATATCTTGGACAAGTAGGTGAAAAATATGGTAACGCAATAGATTCTGCTAGTTTGCGTGACTTTTTAACTACTAAAAAGATGCCTACACAAAACGTACCGCAAGACGGTGTTCTTACTAAAAAACAAGTAGACCAAGCAATTATGAAAGCAGTACAGGATTCATACAGAGGCAAGGGCGGTGTTCCAAATCAGCCAGCAGGTCAAAAAGGTGCTCCTGCTAAAGGACAAGCACAGGGTCAAGCACAAGGTCAAGCGGCCGGAAACGTAGGCGGTGGTGCTCCCGCACAACAACAACCTGCGGCACAAGGCACAGGTTCAGCACAAACACCCGCTGGTAAGGCTCCGCCAACTAAAAACGGATCAACAGTAGGTAGTGCAAAAAGCATTCCACCAAGCATACAAAAACAGTTAGATCAAATGAGTGCTGGTGAGAAAAAACAATTAGCGGGAATGATATAATGAAAATAACTGAAGTAAACCAATTTCCAAAATCAAATAGAACTGCACAAATCTTAACTGAAGGATATCAAGATCTTACAGAAACACAAAGAGTATATCTTGGCAGATGGGAAAAGGAACTTTGGCCATTACTAGAAGAATTCAAAAAGGTTTCAGAAGCAAGTTTAACTGCTGACGAGATCCAAGCAATATTCAAAGGTGCAGAAACACAAAGTATTGCAAGTGGAGATAATAAAACTGCATTAGGTAAAGTAGGAAGTGCGGCAGGAGCCATTGCAAAACTTCCAGTAGACATTGCAAAGAAAGTAGATGCTAAAATAAATGAACTTGGCAGAATGGCTCAGAATGCTGGTCCTATTAAAAACATGGATCAAAAGTTTGAAGAACTTAAAAAGAAAATTGAATCAGAAAATTCAGACAGCAAGATTGTACAAGGTATTAAAAAAGTAAGTGACTGGGCAAAAGAAAATCCAGGCAAGGCAAGTATTGCCGTTGGTATCCTTACAACTGTGGCGGCGTTTGCAGGTGGACCAATGGGTGGTGCGGCCGCTGGTTTGATTTTACGTTCAACAAAAGATTTATTACAGGGTGAAAAACTTTCAACAGCAGTTGGTAAGTCAGTTAAAACAGCGGCATATGGTGCTCTTGCTGGTTTGGCAATACAAGGCTTAACCGACAACATGGTTGACAACATTGCAACAGGTAGTGAAGCAGAAGCAGACGCTATGATGAAAGGCTTTGAAGAAGCCAACTTCACTGCGGCAGTAGACAAAGCAGTAGCAGACGCAGGATTTGATGCAGGTGTACTTGACGGTGCTAGAAACTTAAAAATGTCTGGTAACATCAACGGCTTCTTTTACAATTATAATTTAACAATGACTGCTGATCAAGTTGCACAATACAAAGCACTATCAGATGCGGCGGCGAATGCAAAAGTTTTTAGTCCTGAATATTATGAAGCGGCAGGAAAATTACATGGTTTCTTATCAACAACACAAGACGCAAACGAAAGCCTTTCTGCACTTGCACAAACAATTAAAGAAATTCCAAAAGATGCAATAACTGGTGGCCAAATTGATCAAGCGATTGCAGTACTAGACAATGCAGATGAAGCCATTGAAAAAATTCTAGATATAGGTGGTGCATCAGCGGCGGCGGCACAAGGTGCTCTTCAAACAGTTGATGATAACAAAAAAGAAAAAATTAAGGTTAAGCCAATTGATCCTAAAGAAAAGGAACAACTAGAGTTAGATCTTAAAGGTGGGGAAGACAATCCAGCAGATGACAAGGTTGCAGTAAGAGGAACTGAATCAGTTTCTTATGCAGATGCATACGAACACTTGTACGAACAGTATTTGGCTGAAGCACCGGCGGCAACGGCAACACAAGGTGATTTACCATTAGACAATCCTAATACACTAGGTGCTAAAGCAGGTAGAGGTATTAAAGGTGCCTTAGGTGCAGTAGGCGGCGCAATTAAAAAAGGTGCTAGTGCAGTAGGCGGTGCAGTAAAAGATACTGCAAAACAACTAGGACAAAAAATTACAGCGAAAAAATTAAATTCGGAATGGGAAAAAATGGGTAAACCAACTGACAGTGGTGCAATTTATAACATACTGTCTTCATTTGGTATGTCAGATGATAATATTAAAGCAGTTGGTACAGAAACAAACGTTTCAATAGAAAAATCAGCAGATGCTAAAAAACCAGAAACACCAGCAGGTACTCCAGCGCCAGGTGATAAACCAGCAACAGGTGATACTCCAGCAGGTGGCACAGGTGATGCACAAGGTGGCACAGGTGATGCACAAGGTGGCACAGGTGATGCACAAGGTGGTGCTCCAGCACAAGGCGGAGGTACTGCTCAAAAAGGTGCTCCGGCAGGACAGGCAA